TTTTTAATTTCGGCATCTATGTAGTTTATTTGATCGTTATAGCGGGTCATCTCATGGTGCAAAACAATCGCAGTCAAATGTAAAGTCTCCAATTCTTGCAGTTCTTGAAAGTGTTTTTTAATAATTTTGCTTGGGTTAGTCATAATTTTTACTCCGTTGTTGTGTTGTTTATATAAGTACTATAACGCACATTGTGCATCTTGTCAATAGTTATTTTTAGTATTTATAAAATTATTAAAGTTGCAAAAAAACACATAAGTTAAAGTAAATTAAACTTGTAAAGTTTTTATTTACTTGACAGTGATAAAAATGTTTGTTAGCAAGCTTTGCGCGCGTAAATTTAAAATCTCAAAACTGACTAGTTCTTAACAACTAAAAACTTAAATAAGTTACTTTTTTGTTGTTGATTAATTGTTAATCAATTCAAACCTTCTTACTTAAATATATATACGCCTTGGGGTATTTAGGGGAGCGGCAGAGTGACGGAAAGAGAGGCGAAAAGAAAGCCTTCAGGCTTTCGGGCCTCTCGGGTCACTCGGTGAGCATCCCCTATGAAACAAATCTTGCTTTAGCAAGTCCGTAAGGGGAGATCTGTTTAAAATTTAGTGCCTTTATTTACGTATAAATTTTATACATTTTACCCATAATATATATACAAAATGGCACTTTTCTTTACATGTCGTGTTAAAGCTTGTTTACCTTCTCCATGTCGGAATAAGCGACCAAATAAGACCTATTAAAAAAACAATAGCAATAATTAAAGTTTCGTTTGTTATATTAATACCCTTTCGTTGTTGGTGTTTCATACAATACAAAAAAAAAGTTAAAAAAACGTTTGCGTAAGCTATATATTTGTTAAACTATTAAAAAACTTGATTTAATATTAATTCTTGCTATATGTGACATATGAACAGAACAATCACGCAACGCAAAACAAATGAATTAATCCCATATGTACGCAATGCACGTACGCACAGCGACGAGGCCAAAAATGGGAGCCTCTAAAACACCGCAAGGCCTGACGCATAAGCAAGAACAATTTTGCCAGAATATCATTAGTGGCATGTCACAACATGATGCGTACAAAAATGCTTATGGCGTTAAAAGCATGTCAAGAAAGTCGATTGACGAAACTGCAAGTAAACTGATAAAATCTGCCAAGATAGCCCCAAGAATAAAGGAACTTAAAGAACTGGCGGCGTTTATTGCGACACAAAAGACAAGTCAAGAGCTTGTTTGGACGCGGGAAATGTCGATAAAAGCTTTATTATCTATATATCAGGATAAAACAGCCCCATCTTCGGCAAGGGTGTCTGCTGTTAAAGAAATTAATGCTATGCATGGTTATAACGAGCCTATCAAGGTTAATCTTGGTGGTCAAGCTGGTAACCCAATATTAATTGCTACGGATGAAATAGACATATGACGCTTATCAAGTGGACTGATAAGCAAAAAGAGGGTTTAGCTTTATTATCTAGTGATGCCCAGCATGTAATGTTATTGGGTGGCAGTAGGTCGGGCAAAACATGGCTTTTATGTCATACTGTGTTTTTGCGGGCAATGAAATACCCAAATACTAGGCACGCTATTATCAGGCAAACACAGACAGCGGCAAGGCGTTCTTTGTGGATGGGTACTGTTCAGGATGTTATAGCGTCACGGTATAGCAAAGTTGCGTTAAAAATCAATAAAACAGAGATGACGGTTACTTTTCCTAACGGCTCAATGGTTGAAATATTGGGTGTTGATGAAGGTGCAAAAGAAAAGATGCTTGGTAACGAGTACACGACTATTTATTTCAATGAATGTAGCGAAATGATGTTTAGCACTGTGTCGTTTATGTATTCACGGCTTGCACAGAAAAGTGCTGCTAAAAACAAGTTTTTCTATGACCAAAATCCGCCCCATGTTTCGCATTGGTCGCATCCGATGTTTGTACAAGGGTTAAATTATTATACTAAAGAGCCACACAAAAACCCTGCGGATTATGTTTATTTGGTTATGAACCCTGCTGATAATTTGCAAAATATATCAGATAATTACATACAGCAGTTAATGGAGAACATGAACGACCAACAGAAACAGCGGTTTATTTTTGGGCAATTTACAACAGACCCAGATGAAAAGACAGTATTCACTAACTGGCATATAAAATCGTTTGAAACAGATACTGATGCTGTGTTTCAATTTGGCTGTGATTTTGGCTTTAGTGTTGATCCCACTGTGTTGATACGGTGCTATTTAAAGGAACGTACTTTATATATTGATCACGAGTTATATTTAAAGCAATGCGAGACTGTAGATTTGCCTAAAATGTTTTTAAGTGTGCCAGAAAGCCAACGATACGTTATTGTAGCCGATAGTTCCAGACCTGAAACAATATCACATATGCGACGTCATGGCTTTCCTAAAATGATGCCAAGCCTTAAAGGTAAAAATAGCGTAATGGAAGGCATAGAGTTTTTAAAGGGCTACAAGATTATTGTACATCCAAGATGCGAAAATATAATCAATGAACTATCTTTTTATAGTTATGCAACGGATAAAGACAGCGGTAAAATATTGCCTGAAATAGCAAAAGGACAAGAAGACCACGGAATTGATGCTCTTAGATATAGTATAGAAGCTACAAAAAACCTTAATCTTAGAGAAGTTAAACCAGTCTCACTATTTAAATCAAGTAGCGGCTGGTAATACTAGTATTTCTATATAAAGTATTACTAGTATTATAAGGATTGACTTAAATAATTACGGTAGTATTTTAACTTTAATTATTAGGGTTATTATATGATTGATGACGATTTAATCAAAAAGATTAAAGATAATTTTAGCAGAGATAAAGCATATTGGGGCAATATTTACGATGCTGCTAAGGCTGATATGTTATTTTTATCAGGTGATAAAGGCGCACAATGGGAAAGTTTAAAGGATATCCCCGACCCTGCAATAACCCTTGATGTGTTGTCTGCGGTGGTTAATCAAGTAGCAAACGATATTAGGATGAATACCCCTACTGTTAAGGTTATTGCTGGCGATAACGATACAAGCGAAGAAACAGCCGATATTTTATCAGGTTTAATTAAAAATATTGAGTATGAAAGTGCCGCGGATGCGGTTTATGATAGCAGTGTTTTGTCTGCTGTTCGTTGTGGCATTGGTTTTTTCCGTGTTGAGACTGAATACGAGGATGATGAAAGTTTTAATCAAAAGTTATGTATAAAGCGAGTAGTTAATCCTTTAAACGTATATATTGATTGTAGAACTGTTGAGGCTGACGGTTCGGATATGCAGCATGCTACTATAATTCAGGAATTACTAGCATCTGATTTTAAAGAGCAATTTCCTGATAATGATGTTTCATCGTTTACAGACGATAATCAAAATAAGCAATATAAAGATAATGAAAGTGTATTTATTGCCGAGCATTATTATATTGAAAGTAAAACAAAAACTATTAAATCGCCTGATGGAAAAAAAGAGCGAAATGTAACAAAAAAGATAGTAAATAGGGTTTTGGTATCGGGTAATGCTATTTTAGAACGAACAACTTTCCCTGGTATTTATGTGCCAGTTATTCCTGTTTTTGGGGAGGAGTACTGGGTAAATGGCAAGCGTTATTTAAACAGTGCGATACGTCGCTCTAAAGATGCTCAAAAGATGTATAATTACTGGCGTTCTGTAGAAACATCATTATTAAGCGACCAACAGACTGCACCGACTATGGTTGTGGGTGGTCAAATAGCTGGTTACGAGGCTGGCTGGAAAGATAAAAGGTCATTAGTTGTTGAGTATCGGGATAAAGACGATGCAGGCAATGCTTTACCTATGCCGACAAGATTGCCACCACCGCAAATACCATCTGGCATTGTTAATGCTGCTTTAAGTATGGCAAACGATATAAAGGCAACGTCTGGTATATACGAGGCATCTTTAGGTCAACGTTCAAATGAAACTAGTGGCGTTGCTATTGCAAGGCGTCAACAGGAAGGCGATGTTGCGACTTTTCATTTTGCGGATAATTTGACAAGGGCGATTGCATATGCAGGAAAGGTAATGGTTTTTGCGATACCTGAAATATACGATACTCCACGCATTTTAAATATTATGGATGTTGAGGATAACGTTAAAAAGATTGGTGTTAATGGTGATATTGCGGAAGACCAAGAAGAGCCTGTAGATTTAACCCGCGGACGTTATACGGTTAAGGTTATTACTGGGTCATCATTTACCACTAAACGGCAAGAAGCGGCTGAATTTTTTGGTAAAATAGTGCAATCACAACCTGATTTGATGCAAGTTATGGGTGATTTGTTATTTAAAAATATGGATTTGCCTGGTGCGGATGCGTTGTCTGAACGTATGAAAAAGGTTATCGACCCCAAGTTTTTAGACGAGGAAAATGATAATCCTATGTCCGCACAGTATCAACAGCAAATCCAGCAATTACAGCAACAATTACAAATGGCATCACAAGAAATGCAAGCGATGCAACAGCAGTTAGAGAATAAACAAACTGAAACAGCTATCAAGGTTCAAAGCGAACAAAATAAAAACGAAATTGAACAAACTAAATTGGCATTGCAGCAATCTGAAATGGAAGTTGACGCACAATACAAACAACAAGAATTAATGTTAAAAATGAAAGAGTTAGAGTTAAGAGAGCAGGAGTTATTGTTGCAATACGAAGAAATAAAAAATCAGAAAGAATTGAAGGAAATGGAGTTGTTTTTTGCAACATTAAACCAGAATCCTGAAAATAATGCTGACATGGAAGACGCCATGCCTAGCGATGAAAACATGACAATGGATAATCCTATTATAGATGAAAATATGGTTAATTATTCTTAGTCTTGTGTATTTGTTGAACTTAATATAAAAGGTGATATAATGACTGAAGAAAATATCGTTGTAAATGATGTAGTAACGCAAGAAGCTCCTGAAATTGCAACAGATGAAAGCCTTGCAGAAGAAAACAAAGTTGTTGATCATTCTGATCAGGAGGAAGAATCCGATCTAGAAAATGACAACAAACCTTTTCCAAAGAAGGCGGTTAGAGCTATTTCGAGGCGAGAAAGTAAAATCGAAAAACTGCGTGCGGAATTAAGAGAAGTCAAAGCTCAATTGCAGCAGACAAGTCCTAAAGTTGAAGATAAACCATTAGTTGCTGAAAAGCAATCGTCTAATCAAGGTCAACCTGCAATGGATGATTTTGAGACTTTTGACGATTACATTAATGCAATGACTGATTGGAAAATACAATCAGCTTTAGAGAAAAAAACAACATTGGATAAAGAAAAAGAAAGTTCTTTAAAAGAGCGTTCTTTTTACGAAGAAAGAAATCGTGCATTTGATGCAAAGGCTGTGGAATACGAGAGTAAATTATCGGATTTTGCAACTATAGCTGATGAGGTTGGCGATACAATTTCTGCTTTACCTAGTGATGTGCAAAGGGCAATCCTTGAGGCTGATGACGGTGCGATAGCATTATATGCGTTGGCTAAAGAAGACCGGTTAGATGAGTTAGAAAGAATGAATGGGCGGCAAGCTGCTGCTTTTCTTGCTAAAGCTGAAATAAGAGGTCAAGAATTGCTTAAAAAGGTTTCGCGAGTTTCTGCTGCTCCAGCTCCTATTAAAGGGGTTAAAGGCACTGGAACTTTTCAAAAAGATATTATGGACATGACACCTGAAGAAATTGTCCAAAAATATCGTAGTTTTTAAAAAGTAAAATTAATTTAAAAAAGGATTAAACTATGCCTAATGTAATAACCACGAATAAATCGGCTCCGGGTAAGATTGCCAAAATTATGGCAGCATTACTAGCTGATACATTACTTTTCCCCAAAGCTATTGACAATGTTGGGGCTGACGAGTTTACCCCACAAGCTGGTGGTTATTCACCGGGTGATACAATTTTTGTTAATAAACCAGCTCGTTTTATTGTTGGCACTAACAGAGATATCACGTCATCTATTCAAGATATTAATGAAGAAAAAGTGCCTTTAGTATTAAATACTATTTTTTCACAAGGTGTTGCTTTAACGTCAAATGAAATTGCCACAGACATGGCAATGAAGTCATTTAGCAAGCGTGTTTTGGAACCATTGGTATCATCTATGGCACAAAGAATTGAGTCTTCTTGG